CTTGGACCGATTGACCGTCGCTTGCATCTACTGAATCATAGCCGGAATACCCGTCATTTGATTGAGTAGTTTGCTGCATTGAAGCAGATTCAAACTGTCCTTTGTAGTAAGACTCATTTTGCTTTGCTTGTTCCATTGCACGATAAGCCTGGTTGTAGTGGTGTTGCAATTGGTTTTTATCCTCTTGAACAGACTTCAACCGGTTTTCTAATTCTGCAATACGCTCTTCTGCTGATTTACTCATACCCTAAACCCTTCATTAAAAGTTAAACTTGTGGTGGCCCCCCACCTCCAAGATCCCCTGCGAAACCTGACGCTATAGCCGGAGCCATCGCTGGCCCTGCCGGGGGTGCGCCTTCTTGTCCTCCGCCCTGTAGGAGTTCAAGAGGGTTAGCACCTCCACCGCCTTGTTCCATGCCCGGCTCCATAGGAGCTTGGGCGGGAGCAATAGCCGACTGGTGTCTTTGCAATAATTGTTCTAATTTTGATTGTTGGTCAACATTAAATTCTAAAAAGAATTTAGGGTCCCGCATATGCTGTAATAAAATATCAATATGTTTTTGATGATTCATCCACGGCTTAAAAAACGGCTCCTGACCATTTTGAACCCGCAAAACATTTAATTCTGCTACGGCTTTATCGCCAGGCTCTTCAATATCAGTTAATTTATTTGCAACCGGAGCACCTAATAAAAGCTCAACGATTGCATCTGTTCTAGGGTTACTTTCTTGAAGCATTCCATTTGCAGCAAGTTGCATAATAGAACTTCGGATTTGATTTGGGTATGACACGGCAGCAGAGCCAGGGACCATACGAACGTCAATTAAATTAAATGGCAAGCCATCAAATTCAAACACAGACGGCTGTGCGCTTCTTCCCATTAAGGCAAAACGATACCCAATAGGAAGATGGTCTTGGCAAAGACGAACAAGTTGGGTCGCCTGGTGTGCTTGAGCAGCTTCAATTTCTTGTACCGTTGGTGCCATCGCTACCTGATTCTCTTCAAGCAGGCGGTCTAAATACGCCGCACTGTCTCCTCGAGCAGGAGTCGAACCACCAACAGGAGATGCTGTTAAGCTTAACGCCTCTAAGTCAGCCATCGCATTTGAGCGCATTTGAAAAACATGCTGCGGCAACTGAGGTGGAACCATGAATGTTGGTTTTTCTTCCCCGTAAGGAATGTATTCATAGATCTCACCAGGCAGACCCTGAAAGTTTACATCATTGGACCCTTGCGGTTTTAGCATAGGAGGATCTGCAGTCCTCTCTGCCGCACGAATCTCAATATGTTCAACTAAGTCCAAACGCTTTTGCGCTTGTCGCAACACGTCAACTACACAAAGACCCCATCCTCGGTCAGAGAATTGCCGGTCTCTAAATGTTGCATGTGGATAATCGTTGTAAGGAAGGCCATTAACCAATTTAATTATTTGGTCTCCAGCATAAATACAACGGAACCCATTTTTATAATCTAGTCCATTTTTGTCTGAAAGGACTGGAGCGTGATAAAAATCCCATACTTCAATCATTTCTTGCGGAGAAGAAAGCCCTGGGTCTCTCATCCCAAATGTTGCATTAGCCTCTCTAAACAAAAACGCATCTTCTGGTTCGTTTATTTTTTCAACGGTATCAATATCTAAATCAGGGAAATAAAGCTTTACCAAGTCCACAGGCACTAGCTTTCTTTCTGCATAATTCATGCATTGATCAATTGTTAAATGACGCCACTGAGGGTCTGGGAAGAAATTAAATGGGTGAATAGACCGAATCTTAGGAAGTCCTGACTGGTAACGAACGGTTTTTAAAACACGCTCTTCCTGCAAAGGCATATCCACAAGCATCGGTTGGTTAAACTCATTTAACTCCGGCATTGCAAATTGTGCGTATTCGGGCTGGCCCTCACTGTACATAATGTCTTCAGCCCACTCACCAGCATTTGGGTCCCATTGGGTTGCCCAAATACCATTGCCGAACACCATCATGTTCATCATGCTTGCATGCTTGGCGTACATTGTTTCTCTTTTTTCCCAGAAATGGAGAATAATAGAGTTTGCAACATCCGCTCTTTTTCGCGCATCTCGCTCATTTGAGCCAGGAATGCATTCTGGCATCATGCGAGGAGAAATAAGCTTTGCATGATATTTTCTTAACTTGTCTTGAACTTGTGGATTGCTAGACTCACTAGCACCTCCACCAAGAGTAACAGGACGTTGAGTGCGAGGATCGTACTCGATATTAGTATAACCAGCGGCAAAAGCAGCGTTTTCATACCAGCGATACTCCAGCGGCTTTCGCGCATCTTTGTTTCTTTTTACGCACTTTTTAACGTAATCTAAAACTTTATTTTGCTCATTATACTTTGGCATTATTAAAACCTGCGACCCGCTGCCAATCTAGTAGCAAATGGGTTATTGGGGTCAAAGTACGGGTTTTGTTGTCGGTAGACATCATACGGAGACCCAGGTTGCCGCAGCATTTGGCTTGGCGGAGTGGCTGTTTGACGAAAAGGGTTTGGCATTGCTTGTGGCGTTGTAGGTGGCACTACAGGCATTGCGCTTTGCAGATTACCGCCTCCTGATGTTGGCATTGGCGCTGGAACTGGCGGTTGATACTCAGGCCCAGAGAAAGCACTTTCTCCTAGTGCCAGTGCTGGCTGCCGAGTGCTTTCAGGAATTTCCAGTCCAGGGTACATGTTTTGAAGATTTTGTTGTGTTTGTGGACTTGGGTTAAAACCTGTAGCCCCTCCAAATTGCTGGTTTGCTATTCTTTGTTGAGCAGCTAAATCTTGGCCTTGCCCAATTATATTTCCATAGTGAGCAGTTGCCATTCTTTGGTCTGCTGCGGCTGCAAGTTGATCGTAAGATGGGTTGTTAATTACTTCTCCGCCAGGCCCAGTAATATAATCCCGACTAAAAAAATCTTCCCCAACTCCCGCGTCTTTAGCAAGCTGTGACTTATAGGTCGTATCAGGGACAGGAATGTTGGTTCCAACTTCTGTTCTTTGCGCTAATTCATCCGCCTTCATGCTTTCTTTCATGCTAGACATTCCTGCTGACATTCCTGCAGAAGCCAGACCGGTTCCGGCACCTGCGGCTGCGCCTACAAGATCATCTTTTCCAACATCACGACCTTGCAGTTCTTTTGTAGCAAGTTGCGCTCCTTGCCCAGCAACAGCA